CACAAACCAACAGCAGGCTTCGTTGTTCTCGACCGGTGGGGGACAAAAACACCCTCCACTACGAACATCTCCTTTCGATGATGTCTCGTGAAATACAGTCGTTAATTGGTGAGGCTCCTGATTTGGAAGTTGTATTCGGCGAAAGCGGTTGGGGGCCTGGTGTAACGACCCTCGTAAAGGGGCACGACACTTCGGCCTACAACAAATTCCGTCAAGAGAACGGGATAACAGCTTCTTTGTACCCCCTTCACGTGGAATGTTTCAACTCCATGTGGCCTACTTGGGACAGTGAAACCGGGCTTTCGAACCCGGCCAACCTTATCAAGCAGGAGGGAGGCCAACTCACCACAGTGTCCAAGAATGCGAAGTCGGACCGCACGATACTCATCGAGCCAGGGTTGAACTCCTGGTATCAAAAAGGGATCGGTAGGTTTCTCCGACGCAGACTGAAACGCTGGGGTGTTATGCTGAACGACCAAAGTCGTAACCAAGAGCTTGCGCGTCTTGGCTCGAAAACTGGCTTGATCGCCACTATCGACCTACGTGCTGCTAGCGACACAATCGCTTCTGCTCTCGTGCGGGAAGTTCTCCCGTACGAATGGTACGATTTGCTGAACAACGCAAGGTCGCACAGCGTCTGCGTATCCGGGCAAAGCCCTCGCCACCTATCGAAGTTCTCGACGATGGGTAACGGCTTCACGTTCGAACTTGAGTCGCTGATATTCGCCTCGGCTGTTAAAGCTGTGTTGCGGTATTACGATGCTGAGGACGAACCGTGGGGAGTGTACGGGGATGATATTTGTCTCCCGACACGCTTTGCTGCTGTTCTAGAAGGACTTTTTGGCTACCTCGGTTTCACCTTTAACGTGGAAAAAACTCACGTCGAGGGCTATTATCGGGAAAGCTGTGGTGCACACTTCTGGAATGGTACGGATGTTAAACCCATCTTCCTAAAAGGGAGTCTCAGCAATGCGTTTTCGCTTTATAGCCTACACAATAGCGTTGTGCGTCTGGCTCATCGTATGGCGTTTTATGCCGGACGTGATATCAGATTTCACACGCTTTGTGAACGGCTTAACCGTACTTTGCCAGGAATACTAAGGCAAGGCAGCTCCGAAGGATTTGGAGTTGGCG